ATTGCTTCGTGCTTTAAATCGTCTTGGTTCATTGCTTTAAGAATGTTAGTTTGTTCATAAAGCTATTACTATGGTCTTTCTCTCGATATGCACAGAGAACTGTGCCGAGTATGTCTGAGCATTCGACCTCTTCGATTTTGGTTTTAACAGTTTCGCCTTCGTAAGTTAAAGGCTTCTCTGATGCCAAGCGATTAAACTCGCCAACCCAATACAGGAAGTCTTTATCCCCTTCTTTGTGATACGTTCCGTTGCAACCGCATCGGCATTGATCTTTGAATCCGTGATAGATTTTCGTGATTTTCATCGTTGTTTGTTTTAAAAGTTTGAGCAAATATAACACTAAATGTTAATAAAGCAAATAACTTTTTAAAAAAGACAAAAAAAAGGGCAGTCATTTCTGACCACCCCTCTATTAAACAAACAAACAATGAACGCTTCTAGTCCGCTAAAGTCGGCAAATAGTCTTTTAATATGCGATTGACGAAATGCAAATTCTCTTTTCTGATTCTTTCTAGCATTATCTTGTCATCAGTTGCACCCTTGCCTGCCGCAATTTTAGCATTCTGCTCTAACAAATAATCCTTGACAATATCCTTCCATTCTTCTACTGTGTACTTCATACGCGAATGTACTAAAGATTCATTAATAAATTGATAGGTGTTTTGCCATTATCTAACACTACCATACATCCAATAGCTGGCTTCTTGCCATACTTAGCGTATGCCATCGCGTATGCTTTGTGATTAATGCCACATCCTACCTGACTACCATAGATTTTAAAGTTCTGACCTACAACATATTCGGTGTAAGCCTGCGTGTGTAAATGCCCTTGCACAGTTGACATCAGGTCAGCTTTGCACTTGGTTCGTGCTGTGCCACCTTCTCCGTGAATATACTGAACATCGTCAATGACTAATCTCTCTACGAAGTTCCACTCAGGTACTTCCAAAACATCTTTATAGCTTTTAATCCACTTGCTTGGAATCGCTGATGTCTGAGCCTTGCGCATAATTAACCGATCGTGGTTGCCTATTATCACATCAGCTTTTGGAAACGCATCTCTCCACTTAGCTATTTTATTAATCGACAGATCAAGTTCCTGACCACCCCCCATACCATCAGCTGATGTCTCGTGATAAGAACTGAAATGGTTATCTATCACATCTCCAATGAAGATGGTTCGGTTTGTATTGAACTTCTCAGATTGCTCCACACAAAACTCAAGATATCCATCAAGGCAAAATGGTTCGTGAAGGTCACCTATGACAAGTATGCGATTCTCTTTGGATTTTAAACCGCTTACTAGCTTGTTTAGTCCATCGCTAAGTCTTGGTCTGTTCATATCTGTATAGATTAAATTCTATTCTCGGATTCTCTTTATCTAGCTTTCTATGTGCAACTATCTCAACGCACTTGTTGTCGTTCTTGATCGCCCCAGCTTTCTGAAGGCAGTCAAGGATTATCTTTAAGCTGTTGTCAAGGTCTGCTCTGCGTGAAGGATAGTAAACAGTTAACTTTATACCAAACTCGCATTCGAGCATCTTAGAGGCTCTGTACTGCGTTAAAAATGATTTCTCGTAGTCTTTTAGGTCTTTGCTCTTTGCGAGCGAGCAGCGACTCCCTAAACGAATGATACGATAGCAGTTGCTTTTGCTAGGTACATTCCCTTTTATAGTGGTTTTATAAACTTCCACGCTATGCGGATTACGATTCCGACTACCGCTAAAATAACGAAAAACCAAAGCAATCGCTTGCCGTGTTGTGTTATTTGTTCAATAACAGATTGTTTCCTTACCACGATTTGCTCAACAGGTACAGATACAGTTTTATATATTGTATCAGTCTGACACTCGCCTGATATATAGACAGTATCACCCTGCCGAACGTATTGGATTCTAATCCTGTCCTTATATAAAGTGACAGTATCACCATCTTTTCCTTGAAAGAAAGTATCAACTTCGACTTGTGGAATTGTGATTGGTATCGTGTCATTGATCGTGTCTCGTTTTAATAATTGAGGATATAGAATTGTCAGCTTTTCAATCTTGCGCTCTGCCCTTCTCAACTTCTTCTCTACGCGCTGCTCCAGCGAACAACTGCTGAGAATCAATATTAAGGCTATTATAAGCCCTCTCATCTATTATCTTTAAAGTTTGTATATACAGTTCTGCCTTTAGATTTTGAAGCCCTTAGAACTTGTTTTCTGTTGGCTTCTGATTTGTAAGAAACGTGAACCCAGCTAGGGTTTAGATCATCGCCAAACTCCCATATCATTTGGTCAAACTCTAAATGGTCATAGATGTACCAAAATATGTCTGCGTTGCTTGGATATTCACGCGCATCATTATCAATATCAATAGCCTCGCCCTTGCAATGCTGAGATGTTTTTGAACCTCCTATTGCTTTATTTAACTCAGGCGAACGATAACCACTACTGACAAAGATAGGCTTACCGAAATGCTCACGAATCGGCTGAAATACATTGTTGGCTAAATTGATTAGCGCAGTTAAATGCTCACCTTTTGGCTCATTGTCGATGCCTCTGCGTGTCGCTGTCAGGCTTTTACTGACTTCTTTTAATGTTAGGTTAGCACTAATTTTCATCGGTCACCCTTCTCTTAGATACTCGCTTCTTAGCAGTTTGAATGATGCGCTCCTCAAGACGTGCGATTGTAGCAGATTGCTCTATCAAAACCTGATTCATTTCGTCTAGCTTCTTACGAAGTTCCTCAATCTCATTTTTTAAAGACTCAATGATTTCCTCATTCTTCTTGACAATCGCTGATGCCTGCAATGTCTGCACAACAAACGCTCCTATTGTTTTCCCCTTCCAAATCAAAGTACCTAATGCAACCGCACTCAGCACAGTCATTATTCCGTGTTCGCTGATTAGTTTAGCAACGCCCTCTATAACTTCCATTCTTGCTCAATTTTTTGATAAATCTCTGCAACTTGATCACGTTGCTTTTCTTTGGTTCGTATGATTTCTTCTTTACAGTACCCATCCGCAGAAGTTACTTTCAGATGCTGGATTGACATCGCTGTTAGTATTAGATGAATACTCAGGGAATAAACTGCTATTGTTGCATAGGTAATCAACTAGCCTATTAGAATAGTAAACAGCAAAGTCTCGCTCCTGAGATACTAAGCTGTCAACGTCTGACTTATCCAATGCTGTGGCATTCTCAGGTTGATGGCGATAAATACCTCCGTTGCCGATGGTAACGCTTCCCATTGGCAGAAACTCAACCAATGACCAATGAATTAAAGCTGGCTTTACCCAATCCGTGACAAGTGATAAGTAGTTGCCTGCAAGTGTACCTGCAATGATGTCGGCTTGTATCTTCTCAAGTAGGTCAGTTCCTAACAAACGCTGGATGTGCATATCCTGTGCGATTGCTATGTACTGAACGAACTTGTCGCTGTCTACATTGCCACTCAAGTTTGAGTAACGTAGTACATCATCTGTCTTTATGAGTAGTGCTTTTGCCATTTTATCTTGGGTTTACAAAGCCTTCATTCGGCATATCTTTTGGCTTCATCGCCACTTCTTTAGGATTACGAACGCGATAACCTTCTTTTTCACTTTTGTTGGTGCTAATGGTTGGTGCAAGCGGACTCTTTGTGTCAATACCTCCATCTTCAACAGGCTTGCGATAAACTCTACGCATCCATTTATGGTGACATCTTGCACCGCCTTTGTACTTCCAAATGGAATAAGTAGATGCACCACGTACTCCAAAACCAGCGTTTACCGCTTTATCACCCATTGCAATGATGTCTTCTTTTCTGTACAGCTTATCGGCTGAAGTCATCTTCTTGCAAAAATCTCTACTGTTTGCTGATGCTCTGTTTGGTGAATAAACATATCGTGTTTTGTACGCAACGCCATCAATCACTCTGTCTTGCTCGCTCTTCGCATTTGGTCTTGCTGTGCCTGTGCTTACAAAGTTGTAGACCTTTGATAGTAGGCTTGGCTCTTTGTCATCTTCGTCATAATCAACTTCGCTTTCCTCTATCAACTCCCATCCCTCACCAAGTTCTTCGCCTTTTTCAATTAGCAGTTCTGCTATCTCGTCAAGGTTGTCACCTTTTGACAATTCAATACCTGTCTTTTCCTGCGCCGTGTCCTCGTCAACTTCTTCGATTTCCATCTCGCTAAACTCAAGCGGCTGACTTGTCAGGAAGAATGTGTTTAAGCTGATGTTGTTAAAGGATAGAATCGCGTTGACTGACTCAATAATGACTCGTTGCATTGGCTTGATAACTGTGTTGTCAAACAACAAAGCTGCCATCTTAATTTCATCTGCGTTTGAACCAAGTCCTCCATTCTGTGGCAGTCCAAATAGTAAAGGCGATGTAACGCGATGCGATACCATTATCTTCCTGCTTGCCTCCTCTGAGATGAATTGATATTGATTGTGAGCGTCAGGTAAAGTAATGGACTCTATTTGCGCTGCTGTGTCTTGCGAATCATTAAAAGCAACAATTACGCTATCTCCTTCTGTGCCTGTAAACTTGTCTTTGATTTTAGACTCAATCATCCGTTGCTGCTCTTCTTCAGGCGTGCCATTATTAAAGTTGATTATAGTGCTGCCTGAGAACCTTGTGTAGATGTTGTTTAGGTGAAATTGTCCAAGTTCTATCTCAACGAACGCGTAATCTAATCCTGACTGATATTCGACAGGTGAGAAATAATGAAAGCCAGCTTTATATGGTTTGATGACCATAACTTCAAGACCTTCTTTGCTTTTACCAAAGCAAGGAATGCGCTGATGCTCATCGTTACGTTTGGCGTTTGCCCAATCATCGCAGTAATAGTAAGCCTCAATATAACCTTCTTCGTTCATCTTCTCAGGTCGCAGGTTTTGGATTGGCATATGTGCTACCTCCATCACCTTCGTGTGTGCTGTGTCGTAGATTACCTGATAAGCAGCTTGACCGAAAGTGTAAAAGTCATCGCATATCTTGCGCATACAATCCTCGCTGAATAGCTGAACCATCATAGCGTACTCATCAGGCTTCTTTGCAGCGTTTGTGGCGTGTAACCCTCGCCCATAAATCATATCGCTAATGCCATTTATTAACGCGCTATTGGTAGGCGATTCTTTGGCATCTATGAGCGTCTGATAGTAGTTATTATCTACGCCATACGCTACCCATTTGTCGCGCTTGTTCTCGCTGATCTCAGGCGTTGTGTACTTACCTAGTTGTACTAAGCTAATGTTGCTGCTCATATTATGACAAATTCGTTATTAGATGACTGCTGCGTAAACACATTCTCATTGATGCTGAACTTAGAAAAGTCAGTATCGTCTGTAATGTAGGCTTTGCCTCGAAAACAAAGTTCTGCTCCATCTTTTATTTCAATGATGTAATTCTGGCCATCCACCAGCACAGGAGAAAATGTATTTGTAATGGTCAAGTATCCGTTCAAATAAGTAGCTGCTAGATTAAAAGTGTGTGTCAGCTTGTTTTGTTGCTCACTTGTGAAAGTTACATCTACATTTCCTGTTGGCTCAAATCGCGGAATGACTTGGAAGGATTGAGCCGTTGCTGATGTGGTTAAGATTACCATATACTATAAACGAATTTTTTAGGTTTTGTTCTAAATAAAAAAGGCTACCCACATTGGATAGCCCTTTCTAATCACCTTTGCTAATTATTAGCTGGTGACTATTGAAGTAATACCTAAATTGGTTAGCTTATCTGCAATTGTTGTTCCTGTAGCTGGAATACAAAAGTTCGCAGGAACTTTCTCGCTTCCTGAGAACGTCAATGTGTAACCATTCAAATCACCTAACGCACCGCCTGTGGCAAACGTACCCCCTGTCACATCAAGTCCGTGTTCGTGACCGCAAAGCAACAAATCTCCATTGTTGGTTTCAACTAAGATTTTTGGCCTACCATAGCAAAGCAATTTCAACTCTTTGTTGGCTTCCTTAGTCATCTTTTTCAAAGTGATGTTTAAGGCTTGCTCAAAGAATGTAGTGCCGTTATCTCGGCTTGCTGTGATGGTCTGCTCAAGCGTATTAGTTGTCGCTTTCAATTCGTACTTGTACGCAGTTAAACTTGATCCCAATACATCAATCACATCTGTGTCTGTGGAATCGAATGTAAATCCTGATTCGGGCAAGTCTGCGTAATTAAAAATGTAGATGTTATTAATACCACCTACTGCGTCTTTGCAAGGCTCAACTCGTCCTGCTGTAATATCGCAACTCATATCTATTTTTTATTTAAAAAAAAGGGCAGACAAGCAATCGCTCACCTGCCCCAATTTTGGTTAATATTAAATTAAGCGTAAAGAACTATGTCTTCTACTACTCCGTAAGTTGCACCCTGAAAGAAGCGAGCAATAAATCTGAAGTTGTTAGAACCATCAATGTCAGCCATATCAAGTAGCTTAACTTCTTGCATTGCGCTGAGTAAAGATGTTCCGAAGAAAAGGTTGCTGGTTTGAGCAGCTACCATCTTGTTGTCAGTCAATCCTTCTGCAACAAATACAGGGATGCCATTGAAGAACAAGTCAACCAAACGCTGGTTTGAACCTCTGTTTTCGTATCCGTTAGCACCTACTCCAGCAGCAGCGTATCCAGCTAAATGCTCGATGTATGCCTTATATACATTCTTAGAAACGTATAGCTTCAAATCCTCTTTGCCATATACAGCAGATGGAATTGCAGTCACAACTTTCGCCATTTCAGTAGCTACGTTAGCAGCAGTAATAGCGATTGCAGTAATTTCTTGAGCAGCAGGAAGAGCAGCGTCAGCAGCAAGCTGAACAGCTAGTCCATCAAACTCACCTTCATTAGCGTTTACACCTGACCAAATGTTCTGCTCAATCTTCTGAGCAACTTTTGAACCGATGTGACCAATCATATAGTCAGCAAGCGAAGAAGGAACGTCACCTGAATTAGCACCCATTTGTGCAACTTCCCAAGTTGTAACAAAGTCCTTCTTACACATTTGTAGGTTTACTTGAGCCTCTTCAACTGTTAAGATTCTTTCGGTTAGATCAACAGTAGATGTTGGTGTAAAGTCGCAAGTTGCATTCTTTACGATAGCATCAACGTCAATTCGCTGAATAACCTCTTTTTGCATTACGTTGGGGCGAACTGTGATTCCGCCATTTTCGATAGTGCTTGCGCTTAATAGAGCAGCACTTATGTACTGACCTGCTGCTTCTCCAGCGTAGGTAGTAGTGATATTAGTTGTAGTAGCCATTTTTTACTTTTTGATTTTAGCTATTTTAGAAAGCACTCTAGATTCAGTACCTCCAAATTTGATTGAATGAAAATTGAATGATTTTTTAGATTCCTTCTCAGGGTTTGGCATTATTGCCTTTGCGGCTGGCATATCTTCTTTTGATAATTCAACCTCTTCTTTTACTTCCTCTTTTTTAGTCTCAGAAAGCATAGACTTAATTTCGCCAATAGCTGCTTCAAAGTCTTCCTTTGTTACATAGCTTGGCTCTTCGCTTGCCTCTACCTCAACTTCTTTGGTTTCGACAGCTTCTTCAGCAACAGGCTCTTCCTCCATTGCTTTCATTTCACCAATCACACCTTCTTCAGATACGACTAGCACTCTAGATTCGGGCAGTTCATACTCGCCAACAGGCA